CCATAAGTAAAATTTGTTTTAATTAAAGAACCTGTAGATGTTCCGGTAGATGTTTTTTGTGTCAATAAAGAACCCTGTCTACCGTACTTGTCAATATACACCACTCCAATTTCGTAATTCCTATCTGTTTTTACAGACCTTCCAGCTGGTTTACTTTGATCTAGAGAAACTCCTGTGTTAATAGCAAAATCGCCATTTAACTCAGCGGTTCCTTGGTCAAATTTATGAAGATAATTACCATACATTAACCTATTAGCAGTTATTTCTTGTGCTTTAGCCTTTAAAGGTACATTATCAAAATGTCTGTTTAACTGGTCGTTAACTAAAGCAGCACCAATAGCTCTTCTTGGTATTTTAATGTCATATAAATTCCCGGTACCTCTTTCAGCAGCGGGAATTTCAATTGTTTTTAATACATATATTGTTGTTGAAATAGATTCTGTATACAGTATATCTACCGCAACAACATCTTCTCTACCTTTAGGTAATTTAGTTATTACAATTTCATCAGCATCATTAACCATAAAAGAATTAAAACCTTCCTTAAATCGTGTTAAATCATCTATATCTGAAGTAGAACTAAATTGAACCTCAGTAAAAGGAGCATACGGAGAGTATTCCCCATCGTCGTATCTCCATCTATAGCTTAAGTAGGGAAATATTTCTTCAAAAGGTTTAACTTTATCAGCCATGCGTTTTTATTTATTTAAAGTTAATCTATTAAAATAAGTTCCCAAAATCATTACCAAACAAATCGTCATTCAGTAAGTCTCGAGGTGGTATGAAATCATCAAATTCATCCATAATGATACTATTGCCCTCCTGAAGTATTGATAGTGCAACTTCTTTACTGGGATCTGTGGCGTGTGTTATTTTTAAAGTACATTGTCTAGGAGAAGTTTGAAAATTTGCTTCTAATAAAGGTATATCTAAAAAATTACCGTTCGGACTAGTTCTTTTGCTAATTGTGCTAATTCTACCACCAGAGTTCCATTGAGAAACTGTAAATTTAAAATTATCTGCAGAGTTGTTTTCGGTCGTAACTTTTACAGATACTTGGTTTACGTATGAGCTCGTGTCGCCTGACAAACTAACTCGCCCTCTGTTGTCCGCCTTAATAGTATGACTAAAAGGAACGGGACTTATTTCTATGAACTTATCAATAACTTCCTGGTATTCTTTGTGCTTAACCACAGGAGAAATACCCTCTTCGCTTTTACTGTTTGTAACGTATGCAGCGTAATAATAAACATACCCTCTTTTTTGATTTGGTATGCTAGCTCGAAAAACAGCAGAACTTAAGGGGTCTGTGGATGAGCTGGGTTCATTTATAGCAGTTACATTACTAGGTAAAGTACCATTAAAAATTTGCTTTAAAGCAGCTCCATTTGATGGTTTACTTAAATTAGGGTTGTTATGTAGCTTACCTTTTACTTCTAGTAGATAAAAACCTTTTGATGCTATCGCAACTCCTTTAGAATCAACTGTTCCACTCATAACATCTCCCCCGCCCGTGTTAGTTACTACAGGTGTGGTTATTACTGTAGAAGCTGGGGGTGTTCCAATGTCTTCTCTTCGGTTATTATCAGATATTCTTATATACGTGGTTCCTGCTATAATTATTTCACAAAAAGCAGAAGCCAAATAACTTCCTGTAGCAAATGTACTGCTAGCACCGTACTCAGAGCCGGGGTTAAAGTTGTTATTAGTGTATAATGTAGTTCTACCAGTTGCATTAGCCATTTCTGTTTTAACAGAAGCTTGATCGTTTGGTGTAGCAAAACTAGAAAGCGGTTTAATATAAAAACCTTTTCTACTTATTTCGTAGTTACTAGACCCTGGTTCTGCCATGCCTGTAAAGCCCAAAAAACCACTTCTAAGCTCCTTTGCTGATGTTATTGAAACGCTAGGTTCTACATCAATAGTAGTTATAGCGCTTCCAATACTAAAGGAATTTAATGCGCCGCCCCCTGCGCTATTAGCGTATATATCTACAGGAGGTGCACTAAAGTTCCATAAACCAGCTAAATCACCTCTTGGTTGTGGTTTTAAATAAGGAACCCAATATATTTTAGTAGCATTCGAACTAAATGGTCCAATGGTGGCAGAAAATTCAAAATGTCCCCTATTATCACTAGTAGCACCTACGTGCCAGTGTTTTGCTGATGTACCTGTGTTTACTGGGTTTGTAGGGTCTATAGCGTTTGGTCCACCACCTGTACAAGGTACTTTACTTGTAGTTGATGCTTCAGTCCATTTTTTTATTTTTTCATTAGTTGCTATGTTTGCGTCACCAGCGTCTATTGGTGTTTCACTCCAGTAAAAACCAAGCTCTTGTAATGACCCTCCTACAGTACCGCCGTGTAGTGAGTTTGGGCACATGGCTCCATAAATTTGAGCTGTTCCTCCCACTGGTGGCTTTTCAGGAAGATGCGTCTTACTAGCTTCTCTACCTCCCGAGAAAAAAGTTGGAGCAATCATTGCCATAGTGCCGCAATACCTACCTGTAAAAGCTGTTAAGTCTCCCCAAATAGCGCTGTTTCCTTGAAACCACCCTCTAGAAACTTTACTTTTGTATGTTACACCGTCGTACTCAATATAAGCATAGTAGCTTAATGTTTTAATTAAAGGTTGCCCCCAGGTATAACTTAAAGATTCTATATGATCGTCTCCTCTACTTACTCTAATTGCTTCTACTAGCGCTGAGTCGTCTGGATTAATATATTTACTACCTGCAATTTCAAATCCGTCTTTGATTGCAAAGTTACCAATTATTTGGTCTGCATCAACTCCTGTGTAATCAAATTGCGTTATATCAAGATTTACCGAGGTTGGTGCAAGGTCAATTTTTGAATGCTCTTCATCGCCAGCAAATTTTATAAGGTTTTCGTAAGTTACACCGTAATCAATATTAGGTCCGGTAGCATAAGCATAAACAATACCCATGCTTGTAACCTTAGTTGGGTCAGATATACCTCCTAAAACTTTAAAAGTAAAAATAGGCTCAAGAGGGTCCGTGTTAGCTCCCTCATGTTTATAGTAATTAAGTCCAACTCCAGCTTGAATTCTTGGTGTGCTATTTTCTTGAGTAATAACACTAAGCATTCCATTGTTCGAAGCGAAAAAACCTCCTACAGAGTAATCGCCCCCATAACTTCTTTGCCCCCTGTTATTTATAGCGTAAGCAACATAATTTAATGTTGTTCCTCCTAAAAGATTAGTTAAATAATTTTCTGTAGAAATAGAAATATCCCCTAAGCCATCTTCTCCAGTTGGTATAGGTACGGGAACTTTGAATGTATTGTTAATACTTTCGTTTCCGTTATATTCATAAGGTGCTTGACTATTAAAATCTGTAAATATTCTATTAACGGTATTAATTTCATCCACTTCAGTAGAAAAAACAAACCCTCTTTCTGTTATAGTGGCTTCTGCTCCTGCATTATAAACTTCTGCATTTAAACCCACTTCTGTTTCTTGAACATCAGCTGGTTTGTGAGCTAAACTAGGCCCCTCTTGGTTAGGTTCTGCGTCAACCACAAACCGTTCTACTGGCGAATAAACGATAGTACCGTCAGGAAGTTCTATATAACAATATACAAAATACAAATCGCCCGTGTTTAGTGCGCTCATGTCTACATACGTGTTCAAATTTAATTGATTTTCGTTTCCAAAACCAAAACTTGTTTGAGACCTTTGGTTGTATGCTATAGGGAAAAGACTTTGACTATCAACCGGCTTATCATCAACCTGGGCTGTGATTTCTGTTGTTGTTGGCGGAGTTGGGTTATCTATTTCTTTATATGCAGCACTTATATAAAAACCGCGGGGTAAATCGTTTAATAATAAATTAGTTGTATTGCTAAAGGTAGCATATATAGTTGTAGATAAACTAGCACCAGCAAATAAACCAGGTCTTTTAGAAATTGTTACTTTTAAATCAGAAATTGTTCCAGTTGGAACTGAAGTGGTATCTTCTAATTTATAAACTTCCTTTTTGCTTGCATATCTAACTTCATCGCGCTGAGTTCCGTTATTAGAAACCTTCACTATACAGTATGCAATGTAGTATACGTAACCACCAACAACAGCTCCTTGAGAAGAAGCAGTACTTGTAGGAACTTGTAAATTATAAATACCTTCACTAAGCGCGTCTTCCTGTATCTTATATACTCCGTTGCCTAAGTTTTCAATAAGCGAATCAATATCCTCTAAATCCGTTCTAGATCCAAAACTATCACTAAATGTATAATAAAAGCCTTGCTCCCCAATTTCATTTACTCCAGTTATTAATCTACCTTCTAAATTTATTTTATTTATTGACGCCCCTGCGCTTGGCTTCTGAGTAGAAATACGAAAGGTGTTTGCTACGGGATCGGGTGTTGGGTCAACAATAATATCACCACCACCACCACCATAACCATCTCCACCACCACTTGAATAACCACCAGAAGTAGTTAAATCAGTGTTTAAAGCGTGTTTTGGATGACCTTTTATTACGGTTATATCAGCCTCTTGAAATGTCCGTCTGTATATGGATGTTGTGCCTGTACTGTGGTCAACTGGGACGTCTGGGTCATTACCTTTAAACTTTTCAATGTTTATTTTTTTAGGCTCACTATGATTGTCTGTAAAAAATAACATTCCATCAACTATGTTAATTCCTGTTATTAAACGATCTTTACTAAATTTTAATATTTTACTAGACATATGTTATAATTACTTTAGGTGTTTGAACCACGCCATTTATGATTTCTGGCTCTTTAAATTCATTTAATGATAAAGTTGTGCCTAAACTTATAACATCGCCTTCTGAGAAGTTTAAATTAAAGTTATACTCATTAACAATGCTTTCTACAGTAATCTCGCTTTCAGCTATAAAATTTTGAGCTTCAGAAATAGGCGTTGATTGTGTTATGATTGCTTTTGGCATAATTAATAATTATATGTTATATTTAAAGTGTGTGAGTCTAAGTTTGCAGTAAAACCAAATTGGTTGGTATTTAAAGTGTAAGGGTCCGCCTCTATAACAATAGCTGGTATTACGGAGCCTAATGCATTAGAGCCCCAAATTGACATAGCTTCTTCTGAAATGTAATAGTTATAGTCAACACCTTCTGTTTTCCCTGTTATAGAAACATCTAATTTCGTAGGGTCAAACCCTGTAAAACTTGAAGTTGTTGCTGTTGCTAAAGGAACATTAGTATCATTTGCTATAGGTATTATTATAGCGCCGTTGCCATGCGACTGCTCGAACGGCCCTATTTTGAAACTAGCTAAAGGGAGTGGAGAAGCATTCCAGTGCAGTGAGCCACTCGTATTATGGTCAAACACAGCTACAGCCGGCACTGCTCCGGTTCCTGTTTTTGAAAAATTTAAATTAAAAGTAGAAGTGTACACAGCGTTAGAGACTGTTCCTTTTTTTATTTGTATGCTATTTGACGTTAGCCCAGCTTTGGAAGCTGTAATAGTATACATTCCAGTGGTAGTTGCTGTAACATATTCACTTCGGGTTTTCGCATAATTAGTTGGATAATTTGGTCCAGCATTGGCAAAAGTTAAAGTAGCGGGACCTGTATTGCTTAATAAACTTGTTTCATTTGTTAAATCGGTATAGTCAGCAAATAAACCGCTTTGTTTTGAAGCAACTACGGCAAAATAAAAATTGCCATCTGCCTTTTCAAAGTCACCATAACCCGGATAGTACGGGCCAAGTTGGTTTGTTGTTTCGTCACAAATTGTTGGGAAAATAAATAACTTATCATCTGGCAAAGTATTATACGTAGGAGCAATAACTGTTGCAGTGTTAAATGTTTTTACATCACCGTATTCTGTGCCTACCGAGTTAGTGGCAAAAGCAATAAAGCTTATTAACTTAGAGCTAGGTAAAAGAGTTACATCTGATTTAAAATCAACGGTACCGTGATTTTGAGAGACAGTGGAAACTGTAGTTCCGCCGGTTGGTCCCACTGTTTGCAGCTCTGAAGCTGTTAAAGCTGTTCCAGCTGTATTATAACCCCAGTTAAAACCTACAGTTGTAACACCCACATTATTTCTATTTATTTTACCATTAAGTGTTGCAGTTGTACTTGCAACATTGCTAGAAAATGTTGTTGTTGGAGATGGTGCAGTTACAGAAGGTTGAAATACCGTGACTGGCCCTTGTACGTAGTTATTATAATTAGAATACCCAGCTGGAACTCTAACTCTAACTTGTATTGTTACACTTATTGCGGATCCAGTATTATTTGGTGCTTGGGTTTGGGTTATAGCGTTAGCAACACCATTTCCACTTGCAACGGAAATTATCCCGCTTTGTGATATAGAAGCTGTTACAAAAGCATCTGCAAAGTTGAAAACGGTTGTAACCTCTGGCACTTCCGTTAATGAATCTACTATTACAGTATTTACAGTTGGAGTGGGTGAGCTGAAGTCGTACTCGAATATTCCATCGGTGTTGTCACCTGTAACAAAATAATAAATTTTATTTTCTTCTGGGTGGGCTATGCTGCCAATTACTTCTGCGTTTGGATTTGAAGCCGCACTCAAACCTAGAATGTTTTGATTAGCTAAAAGTTCATTGCCTTTAAGGTTTTCCAATGCTCCAACATTCGCATCTTCGGAAAAATCTACACTAACGTTGAGTGCGTCTCTATAAGTGCCTGCTGGTAATATTCTGTCGTCAATGTCTTTATCCATTTTAGCCGACTGGAACGTTCTTTTACTTTCTGCCATTTGATTTATTTGTGATTAAAAAGCTATACTACTGAATATATATTATATTTATATAATATATATTGCATAAATACCATAAAAAGTATATATTTAATGCTTAATCCATTTTGCTTTGCCCCTTAGCACTTGAGCTAAATTTTTAGAGCTATAATCTGTTAGTCTTATTTTTGTGTTTCTCATTTTAGCACTTGCCTCTTTTTTGTATAAAGGCACTAGCTGTGCGCTCATTGGTCTAACTTTACTTAAATTGTAAAGCATATAAGCATATAAAGCGTCTTCAGCAAGCTTTGGAATAAAAACCTTAGATAAGTCTCCATTTTCAGCTAAGCCATCAGAAATGTAGTCTAAAACAATTACATTACTATCTCTACTGCCAAAGCTTCCGTCAAAGTATATAATGCCTTCAGTGTAGTCTATAAAATAAGTCCCACTAGTATTCATATCTTCTGGGTTGCTCCCGAACCTTTTAACAGAGCCTAGATAGTCTTCATCATAAGGCTCTTGGTAATTATTTTGAGCAGCACCCGCAATATTTGAGCTTGTTTGGAATCTATCAGTTGTTGTTGATTTTGCAGCTTGCTGTAGCTCTCCAGATACATCATATAAAAAAGTAAAATCGGAGTCTTGCAATATAGCTTTAGGGTTGTTTGATTTTTTCTGCGGGAGTAGTGTGTGTTTATTCCCATTAACATCTACTACAGATAAACTTGTAATATTAACATAATCTTGCGGTAGTGGAAATGTTAAAGCATCATTAAGCTCTATTTCAATACTTTTTTCAGAATGTAGTATATCATAACTAAACTCTTGTAAACCACGCTGGGCCCAAAAGTCGACTTCGTACCTAGGTACTTTAGCTAATGTTTTTTCTTCTCCTATATAAGCAACAATAAAGTTGTTTATAACATCTTCTAAACTTACCCTGCGGTAATATCCTAAGCCTTTAAAATCAGAGGGCGTATTTGCTGCGTCGTTTTCAAAGTTCGCAAAATAGGCTTGGTTAGTATATACTTTTCTTGATTCTGCCATTATCGTTCAGATTGAGTTATTTGTTGATCTTTTTGAGCAGCTACTTGTGTTATATCAGCGGCTCTTATAATTACTCCAGCGTACGCTAATACTTTTATTATAAGCTCGTGCTCTTCTGAGGCGTGAAGCTCAAAATTTTGATAGCCCGCAGCACCTGTGTTTGGTACCACTTGTCCACCTGCTGTACCTCCAATCCAGTTAGGTGTTGCAGGTTTTCTTACATAGCTAATATTAATACTAGATATTCCTGTTGTAGGGTGAATTACTATACCTCCTTCGTGTCTTAAATGCACTGGATTATTTATAGTAGGCTTTGTTAGAGGAGCTCTATTCACGTATAAAAGATCTTTATTAGATATTTCTTCTACGTGTATAGCATTAGCAGCTACAGAGCCTAGTCTATAAAAATTGCTGGGGTAAGCATAATAACTAGAAGTTGTATTACCTTCCGCATTGGTAAAAGTACCCGCACTTATTGTTTCCTCGTTCTCAAATAAAGCTATTTTCTCTTCTACGTTTTTCTTTATATCTGAATAATCAGAATCATTAGAAACAACATAGTTTCTAAAAGAAAAGTAACCCTCAAAAATTTCATTCTGAGCTTGTGTAGCTAGAGTATTGAACTCTCTTGGTACTATGTAACCTCTATTTTCCTTATTCAGTATGTTTAGTACTGTTTTATAAACGTTGTCTATGCTTACCATTAGTTTTATTTATTTATTAGTTGGTTATGATTAACCGAATAATCATAACCTATTGTTTTATGAAAGTTTCTTTTCAATAGCTTTCATAACGTCTACGCCTTCATCTGTTTTTAAGAATCGTGCAAACGCTGCATATGGGTGTTCATCAAATGGCACTGTCATAATTTTCTTACTATTAGTTGCCCATTTAAATACTGTGTTGTCGTCTGTTAGTTTAACGATACTGGCTTCTACGCATCGATTGGCTAAATTACGAAGTTTAATATCTTCATCATTAGCAACATCTATAAATAGTTTTGGTTCGCTTCTAGCAAACAAATAACAATCACGCTTAATTTCTTTTGAGGACATGTTAATAACATCAGAACCTATCTCTGTTCTCAGTATAGCTTCTAAATGCTCAATGTCTAACTCTTGAACTAGCTTTAAAGCTTCCAGTTCCAGTTCAATCATATCAATGTCATCCACCGCTTCTTTAGCATAATCAACTTCTTCAAACTTAATATCTTTACCTGGATGATAAATAGATAAAAGTTGTTGTAACAAAGGCTGATTTCTAGGTACAAAAAGAGAACCATCCGAAAATATAATATGCTCCATTTTAGCAAACCCATCTTGCTCTTCTACAAATAGTGATCTTTGGTTAGTAGCATATCGAATTTCTTTATTAACCCCTGCTTTTTCATCAAACCAAAGAATGTTTGAACTTTTAATTTTATAAGTTAACGGAGACATTCCGTTCTTTAAGACATATGTTCTGTCTTTAATTTCCCAATTTTTCATAATATAATTTAATAAAATAAAATAACCTCCGCCGAAACGGAGGCTATTAATTATAAGCTATTAAGCTTTTTTCAATAAGAAGAAGTTATTAGCTCCTTGTGTAATCAAACATCTTTCAGATAAGAAATTAACTTTCATTTCGTCAACGTCAGAAGTGTAAGCTCCTCCAACAGATCCAGTAATCCAAGTTTTCATTTTTCTATCATCTGTTTCAGATGAACGGTAACGTACGTGCAAGAATGGACGCTTGATGTTTTTACCAAGGTCTTGATCGTACACAGTAGAAGTACCAGCAGGAATGATTGCTCCTTCAACATCTCCAAAACCACCTCTTGTAGCAAAGTCGTTTAAGTATTTCCAGTCAGTCTTATAAAAGTCATAAGATCCACGACGGAAACCAGAGAAGCCTAAGTTTAGTGCCATATCCTCAGAGTTGTTGAATACTCCGTAAGAAGTTCCACCAGCACCATAAGAATTTTTAGCAGCTAATCCATCATCAATAGATAGAGATAATGCACGATTAGCGTAAATCATGTTCTCTTCAATTGAACCATTTTTATCTAATTGCTTTAAGATAACGTCAAAGTCAGAAAGATCAGCATCAGAAGATAAATCTTCAAATACATTTCCACGAGCTTCTAAAGCCGCAAAGAATCCTTCAGAACCAGTGTAGCCAGCGCCTAAAGTAGATCCAGCTCCCTTCTTAACAGATTCAACCATAGACATTTCTAGGTAGTCTTCAAATCGTAAGCGAGTTTCGTGCTCAGACTTCAAGTACCATAGGTATCCAGAAGCTCCGTTCTCAGAAGTTACTTCAATCCATCCAATCTGAGCAGTGTCAGATCCGTTGATTTGGTAGTTATCTTTTAAGATAATTGGTTTGTTGGTGTAAGAGCTGTAGTCAGCATCAATAGATCCGGTCATTCCAGCAGAACCTTTAGCAAACTCAGAACCGTAAACTACAGCAGTAGCTCCGTTAGTTAGAGTTAATCCAGTCCAGTCAGCAGCAGTATAACATACAGCTGTGAAAGTTCCTTCAGATGTAGCTGTATTAGCGCCTGCTACAGTAACAACACCTTTGAGTACTATTCCAACAGGAGCGTTAGCAGCAGTAACACCTTGTACCATAATTGTTTGCCCCACACGAATAGCAGGAGCAGAAGCTGTGTCTACACCAGTTGGTAAAGTAACGGTGAATACATTGGTGGTAGTGTTAATAGCAATATCTTCGTAACGTGTGTGTAAACGCCCTTGCTCTACCCAACGAATTTCGTCAGATGTAGAAGGCATTTCAGCTGATACCATACGTAAGAAAGAAGAGATAGAACGGTTTCCGTAAATCTCAGCTTCTTTTTCGTATACATCAGGTAAAAATTGCTTTGTAAAATCAAAGTCTGTAATGTAATTGTTTTGAAATAAAGACCCTTTAGTTTGTGAGGGTTGTAAGTTTTCAATGCCAGTTGTTAAAGCCATTGTAATAAATTTTTAAGTTATTGTTTTAGTTTCATTCTCAATTTAGAACTCGAATCTCCTGTTACAACTTTAAACTTTTGTCCGGTGCTGGTTTTAATAACGCCTTCTTTTCTAGGATCCATATTAATATTTTTAGCTTCTCTTGCAGAGTTGCGAAGAGCATCGGCACGGCCTTGCTCATAAAAATGTTCTGCTAATTTATCAGCGTTTCTTGCTGTAAATAAAGCTTTGTGGTATTCCTTAGCGTCACTAAGCTGTCCATCTTCACCTATAAACTTTGAAACAAAATTGTTAATGTCTGATTGTTGCGTTTTTGTATCCGCAACGTTGTTAACTTTATATCGGTATTTATTGTCTCCAACTTGGAAATCAAAACCTTTAAAGTTTTCACCAAATACATTATCTGTTTTTTGTAAAAAAGCCTCAGTTTGTTGTTTATTCAATTCAACCCCTTGTTGATATTCATTATAATACGCAAAAGCCTCTTGGTACTCCTGAGGAATATTTTGTTGCTTTCTCAACTTGAGATCAGCATAATATTTCTCTTTGTTTCCTTCTAAGAACTTTCTTGCATTAAATAATTCTTCTTTAAATGCTCTTTTCTTTGAGCGTATTTCTCTTGGATCATCATCATCATCAAATGAAAACTGGTCTTCCATGTATTCATCAATATCTTGACGGTCCCAAGGTTTTGCTTGTTTATAATACTCTCGCAGTATTTGGCCATCATCGTAGGCTGCAATATCGCGGTTTAAATTAACGTAGTCCTCTAAGGTACCTCCAGTTTCTTCCATAAACGTTAAAAGCTTATCAACGTTTTCTGGCAATTCAACTTGCGGCTGTTTGGGTTGTTCATTAACCTTAGCTGCGTTTTCATCAACTTTAGGCTTTTCTGATTTTACCTCTATAACCTCTTCTTCAGTAATGAGCTCTAGCGGCGAATTTTTTTCTTCGGGTTCAGCTTGCTCTTGTACTTCTTCGACCACCTCTTTGCTATCTTCGGTTTCATCTTCTACAGAAACCTTCTCTGTTTTTGACTCTTGAACGGCGTCTTTTGGGTTATTTAATTCGTCTAAATTAATCTTAGGCACATCATCTGTTTCTTTGCCTGCTGCTTCTGGGGCAATATCACCTTTTTCTACAGCTTTATCAAGTACAGCTTGTTCTTGTTCTTGCGCTGATTTAGTTTCTTCACCCTCAACAGCACCTTTAATTTTCCATTCACTCATAATTTAATAATATATAATAGTTAATAATTTTATCGTGGTTCAAAACCACTAAGGTCGATACCGCCTAGCACGTCATTCCCACTAGACTCAAACCCTTTTCTAGGCTTTGGATTAGATGGCGGCTTTTGTAAATCAATTTCTTTTTTAGCATCTAACTCCATTTTTTTTAGCTTTAAATTTAGTTCAAATTCATAAAGCATTAAATTCTTTTTAACATCGGCTTCGCTAATTAATTTTTTTGTTTCATATTCAGTTTGAGCTTGAACAACTTTTATTTTTGATTCAGCTTTTATACTTTCAGCTTGTGCTTTTGCCATTTCAGCTGCTTGAGCTGCGCGGGCATTAGCTTCTGATTGTGCTGCAATGTTTCTTTCTGCTCTTTGTTGATCTAATTGTACTTTTTTAGATTTTCTATATTTTAAAAGCTGATTAGCTAGTTTTATATTTTTTATTTGTCTAATATCAATAACATCCTCAAGTTCAATTTGGTCTCTAGATAAAGCTGTTTGTATGTTGTTTTCTACAAGTTGTTTTTCGTCTTGGTCTGGATCTATTTCTATAAATATACCGTATTCGTGCATATACAATTCCGAAAGCTCTTTTAGTGCACCTACGCTAAACCTACCAATCGAGCTAACTAAACTATTTTTAGCAGGATGGAATTCTAAAATATCTTTAATTCTTATTGAAATTGCTTCCGCTAATTGCGCGGTTATATACAAAGAACTATGTAATATATGTCTTGTAGCTGTATTAGAATTCGCAGCTGCTAATTTTTGAACGCCTACTAAAGCATAAGGATCGGGGTCGCTTCCATCACGTGCTTCGTTAAGACCGGTAACATCACGCATCATTTGCAAATAGTAATTATATGCTTGTATCAATAATTGCGTTTGCTGCCCACCACCACCAGGTAGTTCCTGTATTGGAACTTTCCCAGGATTCATTTCACCGTCTACAGTCATAGACCTACCTATTACAGAACCTGTTTGGAAGTACATGTTAAGTGCTTCTTGCGGATTGTAATTACTCCCGTTACCTAAATCAATTTCTGCAAGCCCATCAGCGTCTAGATAAACTCCTGACGGCGTCATTCTTTGAATTGTTTGCTGTAACTTCAAGTGCGTAAGCTGTATAAGGTCAGCATAAGTTACCATTCTGCCAACTAAGCTTTCTATCTTGCCTTTATACATTCTTGGAGCACTAACAATATAATTCATCATAACTTTATTAAAGTTAGAATCAGGACGAACCATATTAGAAGCTTTTTCCCACTTTAACAGCTTGTCAGCCCCTAAAACCATAACACCCTCGTATACCACTTCTCTAGACTGAGCTACTTTTTCAAATCTAGCTCTTTGATCTTTAGGAGGATTAAAAGTGTCATCTTTTTTAATAGCCTTGTTAGCTCCTGTAGAGGTTTCTTTTATTTTATAAACGCTTTTTTCCCAAGTTTTCCAATTAAAATATAATACAGTTAATGTGTTAGAGTCTGAACTATCGGCACTATCATTAGTAGTGTAATCATAATTATTATAATTACTTGATTTTTTTATAGTGTCATTAAACTCTTCGTCAGATAAGTCTGGAAATTGTTTTTTAAGTTCATTACTTTTAATTTGCTTTATTTCTCCAAAATAATAAACATCTTCAAAATTAGGATCTTCTGTGTATGAATAAACCAAATTAGCAGGATCAACGTAACTAAGCTTTACCCCGTCTGTATTATTAAAAGAGTGTTTAGCGGCGGCAATTCCCAATACAGCTTGGTCATAATCTAATCTCTTTTTTAAATCGGGATAACTGTTATTTTTAAAAACGTTATCTACAGCCTGCTCAATAGCTATTTCGCAAGACTGCTTATAGTTTAATTGCATATGAAGTTCTAACTCTTCATTATTTGCAGGTAAATCTTCAGGCTTAACGTTTCTAACATTTACACCTAAAGAATCTTCTATTTGCGTAGCAAGCTCTTTAGTGTTCATGTCCTCCAAGAGCATTTCTGCAAAATTAGTCCTCTCTTTTATTGACGTGTGATCTTGAGCTATAGCCTTAATCGTAAACAAACGATCTTGCATTCCATTAACAACTATATCTACAAATTTAGGTATAATTGGAACCGGCTTCCAATCTAAATTAAGATATGATAAATCCCCGTTAATTGAAAATTCATCTTTATATTTTTGAGTTGATTGCTCACCTCTAGCATACAATCTTAATTTGTGAAAATCACGTTGATTCTGAGTGAACCTACCCGATCCAGAGTTTTTTCTAAACCATTCGTTTTGGATACCTTGTGCCACTTCCATTCCGTATGATTTGCTATTTTTCGTAGCGTCATCAACCGATTGGCTGGGAAATTGGGTAACTTGTCCTGTAGCTTCTGCCATTTTCTATTGTATTATTTTACTATTTGATCCTGCGTTGTTGTATTTCGAAAACCCAAAATCTATTTTTTTAATTTCGCGTGTACTTTTAGATGCGTATAAGTGTCTTTGACAAGCCATAATAGCTAGTCCAGAACTTATAGAGGCATCAAACTTAGTTCTTTTATTAATATCAAACTTTGACCAGTCTTCAAGCGTTCTTTGAAAGTACATTCTACCACAAGCGCCATCCTCTTTGATGCCTACGTGGTTTTCAATATAACTTTCAATTGCAGCTGCATGAGCTTGCCTTATATCTTCTGAAGAGTTAGGTATACCACCTAATTCTTTTTCTGTTACAGAAAGCTTATTTCTAGACTTATCTGGCCTATTCATTGAATAACCTCTATAGCCTCTTCTTTTAATATGATATAATAATCTAGGTTTATTGTTTTCCGCTAGTATTGGCATTCCGTAAAATATCATCGCCATAAGAACGTCTTCAAAAAATATCTCAGCAGTTTGCGGCCTAGCTACGTATTCTAAGAAGAATTGACTAGATGGCACTTCAGATAACATATTGAATGTAGTTAATCCATGCAATGCTCCGTTTGAACCACTACCGTCGGTTGTTCCAGATATATCATAACTATCACAACCAAAAGCTCCTAAATCTTGATTACCCGGATATTTAATTCCATTTTTAACAATTATATTGTTTTGCATACTAACTGGAGGTATCCAAGATAATTTAAATCTTCCAGTTTTATTTGGGTGAAACTCTACTTCAGAATCTTTCACTCCATTCTTCCAACTAAATGATCCTCGAGTTACATAACCTTGCATAACCATTTCTTCGTTGAAATCTATTTGTTCGTATATTTTATTTAGATTAAATAAAGACTTTTCTATTTCATCTCTAAAGGCGTGTTTCTCATATCTTGGAAACTGTCTGTAGAATTCATTAAGTCCATCATTGTTTCCTTTAAGCCCATCTGCTTCATTCTCCCAATGCTCGATAACTCCATAATTGATAGGCTCCCCATCGACTCCTTCGACTGGAGCTTCTGGAGTATCAAATACAGGGTATCCATATTTATCAATGAATCCCTCGTAATTCCATTCCATAGGTATGAACAAAGCGTATAATCCACTAGCAGTCTGCCCATTGCGATTTCGCTTCGTAACGTTTGAGTCATAATATAATTTTTTAAAATTCTCACCACCCTTATCTAAAGCATTTGATGTAGAACCCATCATGCACTTACCAACTATTTTAGCTCCAAGTCTGAGACACGTTTTCGTAACTCTCCAGTTATTAAGTATGTTATCAGGTTTCTCCCATTTACCAGATTCGTCGTGAACAAGTAATCTTAGTTTTTCTCCATCATACGAGTTGTCCCCTGTGTTCTTCCAGTCGATTGTTGTGTCAAGTCCTTTTTGTGTTTCCGTAGAGGCCTCATTAATGGTGCTTCTGGTAAGTCTTCTTGATGGGGTCTTGTATGATAATTCTGTTTTGGGACGTTCCATTCCGTCCTGTATTGGTTTAAAGAAGAACGGATAATTTGCCGATATTGGTACAACTTTATCTGTGAACATCTTCTTTGCATCTGATCCAGATTTAGATAAAATTCCGAATCTTGAATCTCTGGAGACCGTAGCTTGATTAACAGCCTCTGAGCTTCCCATAAAGGAGAAACCAGACC